CCTCACGCCCGCGCCAAGCGCATCCTGGCCCGCTGGCGGGATTCGGAGGCCGGCCATGGCTGAGCACATCGAACAGGAGGCCGTGGCCGCCATCCGCGAGTTCCTCGGCCCGGCCGCCACCCGCGCTGACGCCGCCACCGTCCTACCCGCATGGGCCGCATACCACCAATGGCGCTACTACGAGTTGGACTTCGCCGCGGTGCTCGACCAGTTCGACGGCCTGCTCTGGCCGGCGTCGCTGCACACCAACGGGAGCACACCGTGAACTTCGCCTACGCCGACCCGCCGTACCTTGGCCAAGCCCGGCACTACGACCACCCGGACGCCCATGTGTGGGACTACCCGGAAACCCACCTCGATCTGCTCACACTGCTGGTAGATGAGTTCCCCGACGGGTGGGCGCTCAGCTGCTCCACCCCAAGTCTGCGGCTGCTGCTACCAGCGTGCCCCGAAGACACCCGGGTTGGCGCTTGGGTCAAGCCTTTCCACGCGTTCAAGAAGGGTGTCCGGCCGGCATATGCGTGGGAGCCGGTGTTGTACCGCGGCGGACGGAACACCGGACACCAGCCGCCAGAGAAAGGAGGCGTGGCGATCACGCCCAGGGACTGGCACTCGTCGAACATCACCCTCCGACGTGGGCTGACCGGCGCCAAGCCGGAATCCGTGTGCCGATGGATTCTCGACCTACTCGGATATCAGCCGGGTGACAGCCTCAGCGACCTGTATCCCGGCACCGGTGTGATGGGCCGGGTACTGGCTCAGGACACGCTGGCGGTGCCGTCATGACCGTCACCATCACCGACCTGGACTGGCGGCTACGCGCCGCCTGCCGCGACCACCCGTTGGGCGCCGACGCCTGGTTCGCCGACGAGCCACACCTACGGGCGCAGGCGAAGGCCGTGTGCCTGCGCTGCCCCGTCATCATCGACTGCCTGGCATCCGCGATGGCCGCCGAGGCCGGCCGGGACCCTAGTGGCCGGTCCGGCATCGCCGGCGGGCTCGGCCCACGCGGCCGCTGGCAACTCGAGCAGTGCGAGCTCGGCCGATGCGTCCACCTCGAGCACCAAGGGGGCGGGCTGTGACCGAGCTGACCACCACTCACCTGCGCGGGCAGCTGCTCAACGCCATCGCCAACTACGAGGCCGCCAAACGCCGGTTCGCGGCCGTCACCGAGGCGTACAAGCCTGGCCGGGACCCGTACACCGCGGAGATTATGGCCGCCGGTGACCACCGCCGGCAGGCCGCTGCCGCCGACTGCGGTTTCTACGGCGCCGAGATCGAGCGGTACGGCACCGCGCTGATCGCCCTGACGCTGACGGGAGGCGACCTGTGAGCACCCCGTGGACCGCGTTCGTGGTCATGGCCGTCGGCGCCGCCCTGTTCCTGGTCATCCTCATCGTCTACCTCAACCACGAAATGCTGCGGGAAATCCTCGGCGACCGGCCACAACCAGGAGGCAAAGTGGACACCACCGACCCCACCGTCATCAGCACCGGCGCTGTGCGTGCTGCGCTCACATCGCTCGGCATCGACTACCAGGACGTCGAGGAGGAGGCCACCCCATGATCCTGGCATTGCAGGCGGTGGCTGAATGCGACACCGCGACCGAGGTATGGGGCTCGGTCGTCGTGATCGCCCTGTTCTGCGCCTTCGGCGCGTTCGTGTTTTGGGTGCTGCGATGACCGGCCTGCGTTGGGCGCGGACCCGCATCACCCGGACGCTCACTACCCGCGGCTGGCACCGGCTACGCCGCGACTACGAACGCGACCGGGCCGCCATCGACGGGGTGGAAGCCCTACAGCAAACCCGGCCCGACCGGCGCATCCGCGTCCGGAAACGGGACCACCTACCCGGGCTCGACCAGCCGCAGCCCACCACCTGGCACGACGTGTGGCTCGAGCGGGACACCCGGGCGTGGTGGCGCCGCCGCTGGTGCTGGTGGCTGGGCTGCCAGCAGCGGCACGGCTACCGGCTGACCCGCCGGGCCGCCGCACGCACCCTGCTGGCCGAGTTGGCCGGCCACCGCTGCACCGGGAGGACAACGTGAAGACCTCGGCGTTTCTCTGGTGCATCCTCACCGCACTCATCATCGGCTTCCTTGTGGTGCTCTACGCCAACAACCCCCACCCGCTGACCGCGGGTGCAGTGGTTTATTGCGCATTTATGTTCACAGTCCAAGTCGTGAACGGAATCAGGAGGGGACCGTGAGCCTGAGCCTGAGGACGTGGACATTCGCGGCTGAGAGGCGGCGCGGCGTACAGCGTCGCAGCCTGCCGTTAGACCACACCGCGAACCCTTATCCGGGCTGCCGCGCGGTCTACGTCGGTCCGGAGGAGTGCCCATACTTTTGCACCCGCCAGCGCGGTCACAGTCGCCGGCACGCTGCCGGCGACGGCACCCACATCCTGGCGGTCTGGCCATGACCGAGAGGACACCATGAGCCACGACACCCCGAACGTGCGGCCCGGGCAAATCTGGGCCGACAACGACCCGCGCGCCGCCGGGCGGACCTTCCGGGTCGACGACATCCGGGACAGCCCGAGCATGGGCCGGCCGGTCGCCGTGTGCACCATCTTGACCAACCGCGACGAGGCACAGAAGCGAATCGACCACCCGTTTGACTTGTGGTACAAGCCGCGGGACATGCGCGGCCACCAGACGGAGATTGCAGTCGTCCGGTTCCGGCGGCCCACGTCCACCGGCTACCAGCTGATCCAAGACGCACCGGAGGTGCAGCCGTGACCCGCATCGTCAACGTCTACAAGGCGGCGCCCGGGTACAGCTACGAACCCACCGACCCTGTGCACATCCGCGTCGACATCGACATGCCCGCCGACCCGCCGGACGACTACGCACAACGCGACGCCAACCTGATCTACGACGCGCTCTACGCATCGTTGCCCGCAGGCACCCTCGACGCGCTACTCGCCACCATGGCCGACCGCCACCCCCGGCTGATCCGGCAGGTGCAGCCGTGACCCGGGTTGTGCGCACGCTCAGCGCATTGTCGGCGTGGAGCGCCGAATGCGTCCACGACGGCTGCGAATGGTGGCCCGCCGGCGGCAACGCGACTGTCGAGGACGCGGCCCGGGACCACGTGCGGGATACCGGGCACACCGTCGCCGTGAAAGCCGAGCTGCGGTACACCTTCCAGCGCGAGGAGGAGACGCCGTGACCGCCGCCGCACAGTTGGCCCTCGTCACCACCATATGCGCCGAACACACCCAGCACTGCGAGAACGGCTGCCCCATGCCCGCCGTGGAGCGGCCCACCGGCCGCTGCGAACGCGGCCGGGCGTTGGCCACCGCTTGGCTCGCTCGGTGCCGCGGACGGTGCCGGCACATCGACGCCATGAGCGGGAGGAGCTGATGGCAGTCGAGATGCTCCCGCCGTACCAGGCGGGACCGGACAACCCGCGGTGGCATGAGCTGCGCCGGGCCGGCGTGTCCGCCAGCGACATAGCCGCCCTGCTGGGCATCTCACCCTGGCAGTCCCCGTTCAGCCTGTGGTGGGCCAAGCGGGAAGGCTGGGAGCAGGAGCCCTCCGATGAGATGAGCATCGGCACCGCGGTAGAGGGCGCGGTGGTCGACCTGTGGGCCGACCGGTGCGACCCGCACGAAAACCTGGCGCTGATGCCGGCCGGGCTGTACTTCCACCCGGACCGGCCGTGGCAGCTGGCCACACCCGACCGGCTCGTCGGAGTGCGTGGGGCCTGCGCAACCTGCGACGGAGCGGGCACGTTCGACAGCGGCCGCATTACATTCCAGTGCCCCGACTGCGACGGAGCCAAGGTGTCGGCCGTGCTGGAGTGCAAATGGGCCGGATCGTGGGACGGGTGGGGTGAGGACGGTAGCGACGACATTCCCGCCTACTACCGGGCTCAGGTCCTGTGGCAGTGCGACGTGCTCGAGCTGCCCTCGTGGTCGATCGGCGTCCTCGGCCCGTCCGGGTTCCGCGCATACCACGGCAGCGTCGACCGGGCCGCGCAGCGCGACCTCGTACTGATGCGCACCCGCGCCCTGGAGTTCATGCGCCGGCTCGAGGCCGACCAGCCACCGGACATCGACGACGGGCACCCGGCCACCATCACCACCCTGCGCCGCCTGCACCCCAGCGTCGAAGACGTCGACGTGGAAGTCCCGGCCAGCTTCGCCGACGGATGGCGCCGCGCCCGCGCCATCCGCAAACGCGCCACCGAGCTGTGCGACCGGTACGAGGCCCGCGCCCGGCACATCCTCGGCGACGGGCACCGCCTCACCACCGGCGGCCGACTGGTCGCCTCCCGCTCGATCTACGACCGCAAACCCTACGACGTGGGGCCTGCCACCATCGACAAACTCAACCCAGGAAAGGCGATCCGATGACCAAGACCGTAAGCCAAGCCGTTGAGCAGCGGGACACCACACCCGGCGAACTGATCAAGCAGTACTCCACCAGCTTCGCCGCCGTCCTGCCCACACACATCAAGTCCGACACGTGGGTGCGGCTGGCCCAGGGCGCGCTCAAGCGGGGCAAGCGCACCGACGGGGACAAGGGACCGTTCCAGCTTGAGGTGGCCGCCGCGAACAACCCGGGCGTGTTCCTCGCCGCCCTGCTCGACGCCGCGCGGCTCGGGCTGGAGCCCGGAACCGAGCAGTACTACCTCACCCCACGCAAGGTCAAAGGGCGGCTGGAAATCCTCGGCATCGTCGGCTACCAGGGGCACATCGAGCTCATCTACCGCGCCGGTGCTGTCTCGTCGGTGGTCGTGCAGGTGGTGTGCCGCAACGACACCTACCGCTACGACCGGGGTGTGGACCGGGTGCCCGAGCACCGGTTCCCCCCGTTCGCACGCGACGCCGAACGCGGCGAGATGGTCGGCGTCTACGCATACGCCCACATGAAGGACGGTGCGATCTCCCAGGTCATCGAGCTGAACGTGGACGACATTGAGCGGATCAAGAAGTCGTCGCAGGGCTCCGGCGACGAGTACTCCCCGTGGCGTAACCACACCAAGGCCATGTGGTTGAAGTCGGCGGTGCGGCAGTTGCAGAAGTGGGTGCCCACGAGCGCCGAGTTCCGGATGGAGTTGGCCCGGGCGTTGGCCGAGGCGCAGCGGGTCACCGACGACAAGGCCCTGCCGTCGCTGCCGCCACCGTTGCAGGACGACACGATCGACGGCGAGGTTGTGGATGCCGCCGACACGTGGCCCGAGGTGACCACCCCACCCGAGGCAGGCACCGATGGCAGCGCGTAGGCCCCAGGACATCGGCCGTGAAGCCGAACGGCTCGTCGCCGAATGGTTGGCCGCCAACGGCTGGCCCTACTGCGAACGCCGGCGCATGCGCGGTGTCAAAGACGCCGGAGACATCACAGGCACACCCGGGCTCGCCTGGTCCGTTAAAGGTGGCGCCTACGCCCACCACCCGTCCGACCGGCAGGTCGGCGAGTGGCTCGACGAGTTGGAAACCCAGCGGGAGCATGCCGGCGCCGACCACGGCATCCTCGTCACCCGCCGCTACCGCATCGGCAACCCCGGCCGCTGGTGGGCGTGGGCCCGCACGTCCACCGTCGCCACACTCACCGGCGGCTCCTGGCCGGCAGACGACGGGTGGATGGTCACCCACCTCGAGCAGGCGGTCCGGATCCTCCGCGTCGGCGGCTACGGGAACGACGTGACCCTATGAGACCCCCAACCCAGCGGCCGCGGTGGCGTTGCCTCGACCCAGGCTGCGAACAGCACGACTGGCAGTTCATCCCACCCGGTGGCGACCCGCTCGAATCCGGCCGGCGGCTCATCGACGAACACATCACCACCGTGCACGACACCGAATGCGTCCTGGAGGCGATGAAGTGAGCGAGATCGAGCGGGGAGAACCCGAGGTCTACGAGGTTGTGTGGATGAGCGGCCACGTCGAGCGGGTACTCGCACACCAGGTCATGCACACCGGCAACGCGCTCGCACTGTTCGGCGGCAACCCGGAGGCCAAGCCGCGGGTACGGATGCACGCCGAACTCAACGGCCGGTGGCTGCTCACCCTGGACGCGTTGGAGGACGACATCCGCACCGTCCGGTTGGTCACCCAGGGCGAAAGGGTGCCCCGTGGCTGACTTCGACGAGTTCTGGGGGTACGTGCAGATTGACCTCGGCTGCGGCTGCGGCGACGACCGGCCGGTGTCCGCCGACTGCCTGGCCGCATGCGCACCCGGCGCCCCCGCACTGTGCGACAAGGACTGGTGTGCCTGCACCTGCCACCAGCGCGGCGACGAGCAGGAAGAGGTGGCGGCCGCATGACCTGGACCTCGGCCCGACCTGGGGTGCCGCACGCCTCGCCCGCACCGCGGGAACCGGATCCGGTGGCGGTTGAGCGGATCGCCGCCGGGCAGCGTCCCGCCCGGTACACCGCCGGGGAGATGCGTGCGGCTGTCGAGTTGTTGACCGCCCGCGGCATGTCCTCCGGGCAGGTTGCGGCGCGGATCGGTTGCACCCGACGGACGGTGCAACGGTACCGGCGGTTGTGTGAGGCGGATCTGGTGCGCCGGGAGTGGTATGAGGCCGGCCGTGTGGAGGCCGAACGGCCGGCAAGGGGCGCGGCATGAGCACCGGCTACTGCCGGACCTGCGGCATGAACGCGCCAGGGCACACGGCGTCCTGCCGGCCGCGGGCCAGCCAGGCCGCGCACGCCGCGACCATGCCACGCGGCCCGTACGACCGGTGGCTGGTCGCCGGCACCCCGATGCGCGACCGGTATCCGTGCCGGTGCAACGGGACGCGGGAGTGCGGCCGGCGGTGCTGGTGCCGGGGACGGCTGGATGGGGCGGAGATGCCGGCGGTGTGCTGCGCGCGGCGGACGGTGGAGACGACAGGGAGGCAGGCGGGGGAATGAGTGAGCTAGCAAGGATTGAGCCGAAGACGGCTACGGCTGAAGAGTTGCTGCGGTTCGCGGTTGCGGTGCGGGAACAGGTCGACAGCATGACAGAGCAGCAGCTCGACGAGTTGGAGGCGACTCTCGTAGCGGTCGAGAAGAGGCTTCAGCAACTAGGGAAGGACGCGGCGGAAGCACGCAAGTCTCGGGTGATCACCTTGCTGCGGATAGGTGAACTGCTCGGGCGTGGGAAGCCAGGCAGACCAAAGAAAACGTGGGATGATGACCACAATATATCGTGGGATGATGACCACAATACAGCTCTGACTCAGACCCAGCGCGACCGCCGGAAGTATGCTCGCCTACTGGCGGACTTCTCCGATCAGGTGCGCGCCGAGTTGGCCGACAGCAAGGTTGTGTCGCTGTCTCGCATGGTGAAGATCTGCCAGCGGCGCCGATCAGCCCGCAACGCCCCGCCGCTTGAGCGCAGGTACTCGATCCTCTATGTCGACCCTCCCTGGCGCTACGAGGGTGCCGAGTCTGGGAACCGGCAGATCGAGAACCAGTACGGGACCATGGCCCTCGACGACATCAAAGCCCTCAAGCCGCCGGCCGCCGACGACGCCGTGTTGTTCTTCTGGGTCACGTCACCCAAGCTCGCCGACGGGCTCGCCGTGCTCAGGGCGTGGGGTTTCGAGTACCGAACCTGCATGGTCTGGGTCAAAGACAAGATTGGGATGGGGTACTACGCCCGGCAGCAACACGAGCTGTTGCTCGTCGCCAAGCGTGGGAAGCCACCCGTACCCGAGCCGGCCAACCGACCGTCGTCGATCATCTACGGCGACCGTAGCGAGCACTCGTCGAAACCACCCGCGGTCTACGACCTGATCGAAGCCATGTACCCGGAGTATGACCGCACCGACGAACTGACCGACTTCTGTGAGATGTTCGCGCGCGCCAGCCACAAGGGTTGGGCCAACTGGGGATTGGACACATCGATATGACCGGGTACGAGCCGCGGTTCGACCATGACTACGCCTACGGCCAGCAGGGCGAGTTCCTGATCGGAGACGCGATCAAGTCCTTGGGCGACGGCCAGGGCCGGGTCGAGGTGAAGCGCAAGCGGAGGCTCGACGACATGATCTACGTCGAGCTTATGCAGGACCCCGGCGGCGCTGGTACGCGCTGGAAGCCGAGCGGGCTCAATGTGACCGACGCCGAATGGTGGGCGTTCGCGGTCGGCGATACTCGGATGATCCTGTTCATCCCGACAGACTTGCTGCGGTGGGCGGTGAGCACTGATGCCGGGCGACCGTGCGCAGAGACCGATGGCGACAACCCCACCGAGGGCCGCCTGTTCCGTGTCTCGTGGTTGATCCAGTCCTTGCAACGGTGGACGGACGCTCGGAGATGACCCGCCCCGGCTCCCGCGACCACGGCCGCACGCCCACCAGCAGCCGGCCCGCCGCCGCCTACACCACGGCCGAGCTCCCACCCGCCGACACCCCCGTCCTGCACTGCGCATGCGGCGCCGTGTTCCGGGACCATCCGGCCAGCGAAGCCGCGCACCACGCCGTGTTCGGCCACCGACCCATTCGCACACCCACACCCGCCACCCAACTAGACCAACGGGGGGAGCGCCCATGAGCCTGCCGTGGGTCCGGCTCGACACGGCCATGCCAGACCACCCCAAAATCCTGGCACTCGTCGACCGTTGGAAAGACGGCCGCGCAACCGCATTCGTGTACATCTGTTCCATGGCCTACGCCGGCCGGCACGGCACCGACGGCCACATACCCAAACTGGCGCTCGGCCGAATCAACGGGCGCGCCCTCGACGCCGAACGGCTCGTCGACGTCGCACTGTGGCACAAGGACGGCACCGGGTGGACCATCCACGGTTGGGCCGAATACCAGCAGTCGACCGGCGAAACCCAGGAACGCGCCAAGAAAATGAAGGAGTCATCGAAGAAGGCCAACTGTGTCCGGTGGCACGGCGACGACTGCGGATGCTGGAGGAACCCGGAATGAGCCATCCGAATCGGACTCCGACCGGAGCGTCCGCCACGGACTCCGACATGGGACTCCTACGAACGTACGGACGTACGGACGGACTAACGGAGAAGTTACTCACCCACCGTAGCCATGGGTCAAGCACCGTACTGCGCACGCGCGTACGCCGAACCACCCCAACCGCATCGCCGCCAGGGGTTATCCACAGCCCCTGCCGCTCGGAGCGGCTCGCCGCAACGGAGACACCATGAGCTGGTTCCGCCGCGCGCAACTCGGCGAAAGCGACTACCGCCACGGGACGGCGGTGATGGTCACCCAGATGGACCCGAACTTCAACCCGCCGTCAGCCAGCCTGGACCCACCCCGAGGAGACACCATGACCAACCACCTCGCCGTCGAGCTCCGGCAAATCGTCACCGACCTCGACCAACTCGACGACCACCACTTCCGCACCCCGGTCCGCCGGCGGCTGCTGACGCTCATCGAAAACGTGGAACGGCTCCACGACGAGTCGGAGCCGGCCGAGCTCGAATCCGCCGGCCTGGATCCGGAGCAGGAGATCCGGGCCCGGGCGTTGGACGCGGTGGCCCGACTCTTCACGGGCGCCCCGCCGACCACCTTCGGCGCGACCGAGTTGGCCGAGGACTTCGCCGGCTACATCCGCGACGGAGCCCGGCCATGACCACCACACCACCACCGGCCACACCCGCCGGCCAGCCTGAGACGAAGCTGACCATGGCTGAGCGCCGCTGGGCCGACGAGCACGACTGCACCTGCCCCACCGTCGGCGCCGGGCACGCATCGGACTGCCCCACCCACGGCACCGCCACCACCGAGGAGGCCACCGATGTCTGAGCAGACCCCCAGTTGGCATGTCACCGTCTGCGTCCACCGCCCGATCACCGGGGCACAGGCGGACGGGCTGTTCGACACGCTGGCCGACGCGGCGCACGGCTGGGAGCCGGCCGGGGTGGATGTCGACGTGTCCGGCGGGCCGTGCTACTGCCGGGAGTCGCCGGCCGCCGTGGCCCGGGTGGTGGACGCGGCGCAGGAGATGGCCCGCGCGCTGCGGCTAGTCACCGCGATCGGAGGGGCACTCTCGAAACCCGGGGAGACTCTCGTCGCCGCCTTGGACGCGCTCGACGCCGACGCCGACCCGGCCACCGAACGCGACTTCGACGAGGCGGCCGCCGCCGGCACGCCGGTCAGCGTGGTCGGCACCCCACCCTGGCAGGTGCACGAGGGCCCACCACCCACCCACGGCACACCCACGGCAGATTTGCCCGCCGGCTGGAACAACCGGACCTGGGCTACCGAACTAATCGCCGCCGCGCGCGAGCCCGTGCTCGGCGTAGAACCGGTGTTCGCTGCCGACGACGCGGACTACCTTGAGGCGCTGCTCGCCGAACGGGACCGGTGGCGCCAGCGGGCCGAGACCGCGGAGGCCAGGGTGGACGGGCAGGCATGGGCCGAGCTGACCGCCGAGGTGAAGCGGCTGGACATGGCGTTGCGGGTACAGACGGAGATCAACAACAGGCTCCGCGCCGACTTGCAGGCCGCCATAGTCACCATCGGGGCGCTGCGGGACGAGCTGTCCACCACCCACCGCGACACCGACCACGAGCTTTGCCTGACGCAGCTTCGGGAGTACGCCGAGGGCGCCCAAGCCGACCTGGCCACGGAGCGTGCTCATGTTGAGCGGCTAAAGCAGGTGGCGCTCGCCCGGCTCAACGAGATCAACGGACTCCAGGCTCAGCTGACCCAGGCGGAGGAGTACGCCCGTGAGGCTGGCGACACGGCGAGCACGGTCGAGGCCAACGCGGAGCAGGACTGCCGCGACGCCGCCGCCGACGCGCTCGACTGGGCGGCCGATCAGGCTGCCGTCGCCCCCGTCTGGTCCGCCGCCGTCCTGCGCATTTGGGCCGCCGGGGTCCGCACCGGGCAGCGCACCATCCCCACCCAGCTGGCCACCACCACGGAGGACCTGCCGGAGTGGGAGCGGGAACTACTGGACCGCCAGGAGGGGACGTGACCGCGGTTGTTGGGCTGGTCCACGGCAGCACCGTCCACCTCGGCGGCGACTCCGCCGGCGTATCCGGCTGGGACCTGACCGTCCGCGCCGACCCGAAAGTGTTCACCGTCGGCCTGTACGCCATCGGGTTCACCACCTCGTTCCGCATGGGTCAAGTGCTGCGGTGGTCGTTCAAACCACCGAAGCCGCCCGCCGACCATCTGGACAGGTTCATGTCCACCACCCTGGTCGACGCCGCCCGGGACGCGTTGAAGATCGCCGGGTGGGCGACCCGGGACAAAGAGCAGGAGGAGGCCGGCACCTGGCTGGTCGGTGTCGCCGGCAGGCTGTTCGCCATCCACGCCGACTACCAAGTGGCCGAGCCAGCCGACGGGTACACCGCCGTCGGCTGTGGTGCTCAGGTAGCCCACGGCGTGCTGTACGCCACCCCGAGCATGCCACCACGGCGCCGGCTGCAACTCGCGCTGGAGGCCGCCGAGCGCCACTCGGCGGGTGTGCGAGGCCCGTTCCGCTACGTCAAGACCAGGAGTTGACCATGACTGACTTTGAGCACCAGGTTCGCCGGGCCGCCCTGGTCGCCGCAGTCACCCGCCGGTACCGGCGCCGGCAGCTACGCCGCATGAGCGTCGGATGGTGGTGCCGGCATGGGTGAGATCGACGTCAACTGCCGCCCGCCGTCCTGGCTGGAGCGGATCTGGTACCGGCGCCTCGGCATGACCCCGCCGCTGTCCACCGGTAGCTCGTCCCGGGTCAACGGCAATCTGCTGCGGCTGGTCCCGTACTCGTGGCGATGGTTCCACCGCTTGGTCGCGGACCGGCTGGGCTTCTACTGGCTGCCGTGCCCGCTGTGCGGCGTTGACTTCGGCGGGCATGAGCAGGGCGAGTCGATTCCCGACCCTGCGCGGCCTCCTCACGGCGGCATCGCCATCTGCTCACGCTGCACCATCACGCGCAACCAGGAGAAGCGCGCCTTGCTTAGCGAGGTGTACCAGGCGTACTGGGACGTCCACCCACGCGACCGCGACTGGTCCGTGTGGCGGATTAGCCAGGAGCACTGGGACGTGATGCAGGGCGAGGGCGTCGCGCACCTGCTCGACGGGTCGCAGCTCTGGCTGATGGGCTACCCGGTGGAGATCCGGCCAGGCCCCGCCGAGTTCGTTCGCGAGGAGGAGGGCTGAATGGGGCAGCGCAGAGGACCACAGGACGACACATTCATGGCGCACTTCGGCTCGTGGATACCGCTCGCGGTGCTCTCCATGATCGTGTTCGCGGTGTTGTGGATGGTGGGGAGTTGCATCGATGGCTGACTGCGCAATCTGCATCGAGCCGATCACCGATACCGCCTACGTCTGCCCAAGGGACGCCTTGCGCCTCGAGGGCAGGCTGAAGGCAGCCTCCGGGTTGTGGCCGTACGTGCAGGACACCGTGGCCAAGCAGACCCGCACCGGCGACCCCACACCGCGCGCGGGCAAGCCGGCGCCGGCGGAGTCGCCACGCGCTGGTGGCACCGACGCCGACTGCCAGACCCTCGGCTGGCCCACCGGGCTGGTCGTCGACCTGGCCGCGGCTGAGACCCGCGACGCCGCACGTAACACGCTGACCACGTGGGCGCGGGTCCTGGCCGACGAGCTCGGTGCTGACCCGCCGACCCGGCTCGACCCGCTCACCCGGTGGGTGGCCGACCAACTCGGGTGGGCACGCTACCGGCAGTGGGCCGGCGAGTGCTGGGCCGAGTTGGACTACGCGTGCACCCTGCTGTGGCGGCTGGTGGACAGTCGCACCGGGCGCCGCTACCTCGGGCCGTGCGACGTGGACGGGTGTGTGACCGACCTGTACGCCCGGCTGGGCGCCGAGCAGGCCACCTGCCCAGGGTGCGGATGCAAGCACAGCGTCAAGGACCGCACAGACTGGTTGGCCACGCTGGTGCAGGGCTACACCTACACAGCCAAGGAGATCAGCGACGCCTACCCGCACATCCGCGCTGACCGGATCAGGCAGTGGGCATCCCGTGGGCAGCTTGCCAACCGTGGCGACCAGACCCGCCCGCTGTACTCGCTGCGGGAGGTGTTGGCCCTGGCCGAGCGGATGGACCGACGCGCCGCACGACAGTCAGTGTGATGGCCTGTCACACGCCGTCTGCTACGCTCGCGCGTAGTGGCGCCGTGGCGGCCGGGAAGCGTGAGGGTGTTGCCACCATCGGAGGAGCATCAGCCAGTGCGCGTTGACACACGGCATCTCGCCCAACTGATCTCCAAACTCTATGACATCCACCCGACAGGCGGGCCGCTACACGTCGAACTCGACGACGGCAACGTGGACGGGGCCAAGACAATCGTCCCCTGCTACGACCACTACACCGACGTCGAACTCGACGCGCTCTACCATGGGGCTGTACCACTTGCCGAACTGAGCCCCGGAGCGCCAGTAGTGGTGAACAAACTTGGGGTCAGCACTCGGCAACTGTGCGACGAGATCGCGGCCATGCTCAACGCCATGCCCGAAGATGATCGATGTGCAATGTACGAGAACGGCTGGCAAGGGGGTGTGCCATACCACTGATCCCCTGCCTCGACTGCGGGAGGCTGGTCGACAAGGCGCGCGCCCAGCGCAAGGGCCGCCGCAAGCGAACATGGGGACGCTGCGACAACTGTGCAGCCGGCAAGTACATCCCTAACTCGGAGACGCGCAGACGCGCGGTCACCGTAGCCGCGTGGCGCATGGCCCACGGCGACCGGTGCCCAGGTTGGCAGCGTCCACCTCATCCACGTTCAGACCTGACAGCCGACCACCTCACTGCCGTTGGCACCGGTGGCGCAGAGTCCGGGCCGCTTGGTGTGTTGTGTAGCAGCTGCAACGGGGCCAAGCAGGATGCAATGTCCCGGATAGTTGATCTTTAGCTGCCGGAGGCGGCACCAGGACCCCGCCAACTTTCGTCGAGCCGTACCGGTATCGGAGATCATTTTTGGGAGGTGCCGGTTTGGCTTCCCGACGTTGCAACCGCTGCGGCACGGTGTACGAGCCCGACCTGGTTCAGTACGCGTTCCAGCGGAGACGTGGGTTAGATGCATCCTCCCCACATGCTCGCGGTCAGCTACTCAAGGGTGTCTGCCGGCGGTGTGAGCAAACTGCTCGTGACAACCAGAAGCGGAAGAACCGCTGGGATGTCAAAGCGCGGGACACCATCCGGCGGCACGCGACGAACCTCACCAAGAAGCGGGCAGCACGTGGTCTCGCTCCGGTCACCAAAAAGGACCTGATCAACAAGTATGGGTGGGACCCGAAGGTCGTTGCTCACCAAGCCGAGTACCAGTACGGCAACGGCTGCGGCTACTGCCACGACCTGTATGCGTCCATGGGTCACGGACTGGCAGACATCACGCTAGACGTACAAGACCCAGAGAAAGAGCCCTACTACCGCACCAACACCACGTGGTGCTGCATGACATGCAATCGGCGGAAGGGTCGGATGTCCCCGGAGGAGTTTGAAGCTGACCGCCGCATAACGGCTGCGTGGCGTCGACAGCAAGAACAAGCTGAGATGGATCCAGGGTCGGTAGGCATGCTATTCGTCAACCCGGCCTCGGTGGGGGGGTTCTCAGACTGATGCCTCGGACCAAGAAGCCTGCCGGCACGGCGGTTCGCCCCTACAACGGGCGCCGCGCGGATCTGGTGCCGGTGCAGGGTGGCCGCTTCGACCCGCCGGACGGGTTGAGCGAGCAGGCGCGGGTGCTCTGGGACCTGTACTGGGATGACACCGTGGCGACGGTGATCACCGTCGTCGATCGTGGGTTGTTGACCCGTTGGATCAGCGAGTACGACCGGTATCTGCGGACGATCGCCGAGGCCGACCAGGAGCCGTTGGTGCGCGGGTCGACCGGTCAGCCGGCGGAGAACCCGCTGTACCGGATTGCCTATCGGGCGCTGGATGCGGCCGAGCGGTGCGAGCGGCAGATGGGCATCGGCCCGCTGCATCGGTCGAGTCTGGGCATCGCGGTCATCACCGAACGCCGGTCGCTGGCGGACATGAACATCCGTTACGGAGGTGGCGATGACAACCGTCGCCCCGTCGAGGCCGAGGCGCGCACGGACCCGCGGGTCATCGAGGCCGAAGCCTGACCCGGGTTGCCAGGCATGCGGGTGGAAGCCTGAGCCTGGCGCGCTGTGGCCGACCGAGGGTGCGGTGGCGGTGCGGTGGATCGAGGACAACTGCATCTGCGGTGAGGGCGACTGGTACGGGAAGCTGATGCAGTTGCGCCCGGATCAGAAGCGGTTCCTGTACCGCTGGTACGAGTTCTGCCCGGTCTGCGATCAGTGGCACTACGACGAGGCGTTGCGAGGTGCGGCGACCGGCGACGGTAAGACCCAGTTCATCGCTGCGATTGTGGTGTTGGAGTTCGCCGGTCCGCCGCAGATCGCGGTGGGTTCGCCGAACATCCCGATCGCCGCGGCGTCCTTCGAGCAGGCGGACCTGCTGTTCGGTGCGGTGGCCACGATGTGCGGCGGCCGGGACCAGGCTGTCAAGGATGCGCCGCTGTGCGGGTTTTTCGAGGTCTACGACACGGAGATCACGTTCTCTGATGGCCGGCCGGGGCGCATCTTCCGGGTCGCGGCCGTGGCCGGCACGAACGAGGGTGGGCTGCCGACCCTGTTCGTGTGCGACGAGCTGCACGAGTGGGGCGAGCCCGGGAGTAAGAAGGCCCGGGTTAAGACGGTGATCGGTAAGTCGACCCGCAAGCGGCGTACGCGGCGTGGCTGCGGCCGGCAGATCTCGCTGTCGACGGCCGGGTTCGACATCGACACGTCGCTGTTGGGCGATTTGGTGAAGCTGGGTCGGCGGGTGGAACGTAACCCGTCGGTCTCGCCGCGGTATCTGTTCGACTGGCGTGAGGCCCCGGCTGGGTTGGACTACCGCCGGCCGCGTGACCGGGAGTTGGCGGTCCGCGCCGCATCAGCGGCCGCGGACGTGTTGTGGTCGGTTGCGGACCGGGTGAACGCCTGGGGTAAGCCGGACATGCCGTCGCACGAGTGGATCAGGTACTACGCCAACCGTTGGGTGGACGTGGCCAAGGATTCGTGGTTGAAGGATCACCCGTCGGCGTGGGGCCGGTGCCGTGGCGAGTGGGAGCCGTCGAACGAGAACCCGTGGCTGCTGGCCGTGGACATGGCGCTCAAGCATGACTCGGTGGCGGTGGATCGGATCGAGCAGCTGCCGGACGGGCGTGCGGCGGTCACGTCGAAGATTTGGCGGGCTGCCGAGCATGGCGGGCGGATTCCACACGATGACGTGTGGGTGTACATCCGGCAGCGGGCGACCGGGTTGGGCTTCCGCGGGGTGGTGTACGACCCGCGGTATTTCGAGGTGCCGGCTCGGATGCTTGAGGAACACAACGTTGTGGCGATCGAGTTTGATCAGTCGCCGCAGCGGATGGCGCCGGCGTGTGGGCTGGCGTTCAAGCTGATTGTCGATCAGCAGATCGTGCATGACGGCGACCCGGATCTGGCGGCGCACGTGAAGGCCGCAGTGTCAGTGCCACAAGAGCGCGGCGGCTTTACGTTGAAGAAGGGCAAGAGCAAGGGCCACATCGACGCTGCGGTGGCGATGTGCATGGGCGTGTGGATTCTCCAGGGATTCGCCGACTACGACCCGCTGGCCAACATCTACTAGGGGGTGCCGGTGTCCACGTACGTGCATGGCATCCCCCGGGCCCGCAAGGCGGCCCGCGCCCGCCGCCGGCTGCTGCCGGCGTTGGCCGCGGTCGCCGGGCATGTGCTGCGGCTGTCGGTGCGGGTCGGTGTGCAGTTCCCGGGGTTGGCTGGTGCTGGCGCGGTCTGCTACGGGGCGTGGCTGGCGTGGGCTCCGGCCGGGTTCGTGGTCGCCGGCATGTTCATGTTGGCGCTGGACCGTCGGGCGGCGAGCGGGCCGGCTGAGCCGGGGGGTGTCGCGCGGTGAGTGTGTTCTTCCGCGCCCGGACCCGGCCGCGCGCGCCGGAGCAGCGTGCGGGTTGGCCGGTGAACCAGTTATCGCAAGCCTTGCTCGCGCTGACCCGGCAGCAGTTCAACGAGGTTGACCTTTCAACCGCCGAATCGTCGCTCCAGTCGGTGGCGGTCCGGTCCGCGGTGGACCTGATCGCGTCGATCGGCTCCGAACTGCCGGCGGATGTGTTCCGCGGCAAAGGGTCGACCCGGCAGGAGCTGCCGATGCCCGGCTGGCTCCAGGATCCGGACGGGTCGGACCAGGGGCTGGAGGACTGGTGCTACCGGGTGCTCGTGTCCTGGCTGCTGCGGGGCAACCTGTACGGGAACGTCCTGGAGCGCGGCCCGGCGCAGATGCTCAAGCAGGTGGACATCTTCCATCCGGACCGGGTGCACCCGCTGATCGAGGACGGCGAGGTCAAGTGGCTGCACCAGGGCCGGGAGGTTCCGGTCGACCGGATGCTGCACCGCCGGGTTAACCCGGTTCCGGGTTGCCTGCTCGGCCTGTCGCCGGTGGCGTATCACGCGTGGACGATCGGCCTCAACTTGACGACCACACGGTTCGGCCTGCAGTGGTTCCAGGACGGCGCCCACCCGGGCGGGGTGCTCCGCAACACCGAGGTTGACTTGTCGAAGCCGGGTGTGGCGGAGACGGCCAAGGACCGGTTCATGGCCGCGCTGCGCGGCAGCCGCGAGCCGCTGGTGTTGGGTAAGGGTTGGGAGTGGCAGCAGATCCAACTCAACCCGGACGAGTCGCAGTTCCTGGAGACGCAGGGTTTCACCGCCGCCGAGTCGGCCCGGATCTTCGGCCCGGGGATCGCGGAGATCCTCGGCTACGGCACCAAGGGCAGCTCGCTCACTTACAGCAACCTGATCGACCGTGACCTGCACGTCCTGAAGTACGCGTTGAACAAGTGGCTGCGCCGGTTGGAGCGGCTGTTGAGCATGTTCCTCCCGCGGCCGCAGTACGTGCGGCTGAACCGGGATGCGCTGTTGGAGACGGACACGTTGCGCCGTTACCAGGCGTACGCGATCGCCCTGGACAAGCGGTTCAAGGTCGTCAACGAGATCCGGGACAAGGAAGAGTTGCCGCCGGTCGACTGGGGCGACGAGCCGAACCCGACACCGGGTGCCGCCCCACCGCCGAGCGAGGGCGAGCCGCCGGGCGAACCTGAGGAAGACGACGACGAGTGATCGCCGGACGGGGAGTCGAACCCCGCGGCACTGTCGCAACGACTGGTACCAGCCACTGCTCAGCCCGCCAGCGGGTCGGAAGTGGGTCCGTCGACCCCCCGCCGTTCACCGCTGTGGATGGTCCCGCCGATACCACTTCGCGGCAACCACTCACGTCCAGCATACGAGGAGGACAAGTGCGCGCGATGCGAGGCCTGTATGTGATCCGCGGTGGTGGCCCGGCATCACAACTGAACACCCGACCGGTTCGAGCCGACGAACCTGATGCCGCAGCCCCGGCCGACGGGCGTGTCGGCACGCTGGTCGTCGACTTCTCCCGGTTCGACACCTGGTACGAAATTGACTCGTTCTGGGAGGGCCGGTTCATGGAGCAGGTCAAGCGCGGGTCGTTCAAGAAGACGATGAAGGAGAACGGGTCCAACGTCAAGGTCCTGTTCAACCACGGCTTCGACATGTTCCTCGACCAGAAGATGCTCAGCGTCCCCGAGGTCCTGGAGGAGCGTGAGGATTTCGCGCACCTGGAGGGGCCGCTGTTCCGCGGCACCCCGGAGCTGATCGTCGAAGGGCTGCGCGCCGGTGCCTACGGCTCGAGCTTCATGTTCGAGGTGTTGGCCGAGAAGTGGGACCGGGAGCCGGAGAAGTCTGATGGCAACCCGGATGGTCTGCCTGAGCGGACGATCACTCAGGTCCGCCTGTTCGAGGCTGGCCCGGTGACGTGGCCGGCGAACCCGGACGCGACCGCCGGGCTGCGCTCGGGCACCGACTGGTGGGCCGAGCAGATACAGAAGCGTGATCAGGACCGCTACGACGAGCTCGTCCGCTCGTTCGCAGCGTTCCGGGCCCTGCACGGGCTCAGCACCCCCACGGGGGCCGCTGCCCGGCCTGGGTCCAAGCCGGAAGCGCCGGCATCCGACATCGGGTCGGACCGCCACGTCGACGGGACGGCGGCAGCACGCCGCCTTCGCCTGCAGCAACTGCAGGGAGTCGACACGCGACGGAAGGTTCCGTCGCATTAGCGGGTTGGAGAATCCCGATGTCAGTGAAGGTCCAGTTCCGCAAGGCGGAGCTTTCGATGGAGGACGCCGAGAAGCGGCTGACCGAGATCGAAGCAGAGATGAAGGAGATCAACGACGAGGCCGGCGACGGTGACCTCGACGACGAGCAGCGTGCCACCTGGGATGAGCTCGGCGCCGAGCACGACGAGCTGGCGCTGTCTACCCGCAAGGCCAAGCGGGCGCAGCGGCTGCAGGATGCCCGGTCGAAGTACCAGAGCCTGCAGGTCGGCACGAAGCGTGAGGACCCGTGGGACGGGGATGTGCGGATCGTGCCCGAGCAGCAGGCGCTGACCCGGGCGCGGCACATCCTGGATGACCGGGAGCTCGGCGGGCATCTGCGCTCGGATCAGAAGGAGCATCTGGAGAAGCTGTTGCGTACGCGCAACGCGAACCTGGATGGTGACCTGCTGGCCCGGCATGTGATCGCCACCCAGCACCCGTCGTACCGGTCGGCGTTCCAGAAGTATGCGTCCGGCTCGCATGCGTACACCCAGGAGGAGGCTCGGGCGATTGAGGTGGTGCGGCATCTGAACCGTGCTGCGTCGCTTTCGGATACTGCGGGTGGATTTGCGGTACCTGTTCTGATTGATCCCACTGTGATCATGACCGCGCAGGGGTCGGAGAACGACATCCTGCGGCTGGCCAGGGTGGAGACCATCACCACCGACGTGTGGAAGGGTGTCAGCTCGGCCGGGGTGTCGTGGAAGTTCGACACCGAGGCGGCGGCGGCAACGGACAACGCGCCGACGGTCGCGCAGCCGACGGTGACCACCCGCCGGGCGGACGGGTTCATTCCGTTCAGCATCGAGATCGGGATGGACTGGCCAGGCTTCGCAGAATCCATGAGTGATCTTCTCAGCGAAGGATATGACGAATTGTTGGCTGAAAAGCTGACAACTGGGACATCAGGGAGCACCGAGCCGACTGGTCTGATCACCAGGTTGGACGCGACGACCACCAGCGAGGTGACCGTGACCACGGCATCGGTGATCGCGGGTGCAGACATCTACGGTCTGTGGGCGGCTCTGCCTCAGCGGTTCCGCCGGGCGGCAAACTGCGCCTGGATGTCGAGCACCGACGTGCAGAACTCCATCCGACAGTTGGGCACCGTCGACCCGAACTTCTCCGTGGACATCACCCAGGAGGCGATCCCACGGCTGTTCGGTCGGCAGTACCCGATGAACGACTACATGAACGACATCACCTCGGGCACCGGCATCCAGCCGTTCCTGGTCGTCGGCGACTTCCGCGGGTACGTGGTCGCCCAGCGCGCCGGGATGATGGTCGAGTTCATCCCGATGCTGTTCGACACCACGTCGAATCGGCCCACCGGCCAGCGCGGCTGGTTCGCCTGGGCGCGGGTTGGTGCCGACGTGGTGAACACGGCCGGGTTCCGGCTGCTCGTCAACAAGGCCACCTGATCCTGATCTCACGTGGCGGGTGTGCTCACCTCGCACCCGCCACGTGACCGACCACTCCAAGGTGAGAGGAGCAGATCGTGAAGTACAGCAAGCTAGCCGGCGTGGTCCGCTGGTCCGGTGGGACCACTGTCTTGCGTAAAGGGCAGTCTGCCGACGATGACCACGGTCTGGTCAAAGAGCGTCCGGAGCTGTTCACCGACGTGGCACCTGGTGCGTCGCTGTCGGTGCCGGCGTCGAAGCCGGCGGTGGAGCGGGCTACCCGCGCGCCGGGGGAGGTTCGGGTCACCGAGTCGCCGTCGACGAGGGCGATCCGTGAGTGGGCTGTCGCCGTCGGGCTCGAGGTGTCGCCGCGCGGCCGGTTGTCGCCCGAGGTGATCGACGCGTACAACGCTGCGCACCAGCCCGTCGATGGGTGAGCCTGTCGTGGCCGGCAATGGCAGGGTGCAGATCGCGTACCTGCACCGGCACAACGTCAGCCACAGTTGGCACGAGAGCATGATGCGGCTGATCGGTTACGACGCGGCGAACCACTGCCGGATTGTTGACACCGCCGGCCCGTTCATGATCAGTACCGACGCGTCTGGTCTGGTCGCCGCGCGTAACACCGGTGTGCAGCGGTTTTTGGACGAGACCGATCACGAGTGGCTGTGGTACATCGACACCGACATGGGGTTCCTGCCGGACACGATCGACCGGCTCGTTGACGCCGCCGATCCGGTGGAGCGTCCGGTTGTCGGCGGGTTGTGCTTCGCGCTGCGCGAGGTTTGCTACGACGGGTACGGCGGCCGGCGGGTGATGCCCGCCCCGACGTTGTATGTGCCGGCGAAAACTGCGGAAGGGCACACCGGGTTCACCACCCGGTGGGATGTGCCGCCGAACACGCTGCTGCAGGTGGCCGGGACCGGCACCGCGTGTCTGCTGATGCACCGGGGGGCGTTGGAGAAGTTGCGGGCTGAGTACGGTGATGCCTGGTTCGACCGGGTGCGCTACGAGGATGGGCAGCCGATTTCGGAGGATCTGTCGTTCTGCGCCCGGCTGATCCAGCAGGGTGTCCCTCTGTTCGTCCACACCGGGGTTCTGACCACGCATCACAAGCAGTTTTGGGTGGGTGTGGAGGATTACACCCCGCCGAACGTGGTGGCAGCCGATGCTTCCGACTCCGATTGACGTCGCCGCGTCCTACGCACGGTTCGACGCCGAGTCCGGCTACACGCAGTACCACGCCGGGTTGGCTATGTGGAAGGTCTCCGACGATCTGGACAGGTATCGCAAGGCGATCGAGGCATGCCAGCCTGAGGTGCTGGTGGAGATGGGCACGAAGTGGGGCGGGTTCGCCGCCTGGGTGGCCGACACGTTCGGCTGCGACGTGGTAACGGTGGACGTTCGGCGCGTCGAGGGCCGGCCGGATTCGTGGCCGCAGGTCACGTTCGTCGCCGGCGACTCAATGGCACCGGCAACGGCGGCTCAGGTGGCCGACCTGGTCGCTGGCCGTCGGTGCATGGTTTCGCTCGATGCGGACCACCACGCCGGCCATGTCATGCGGGAGATCGGCCTGTACTCCGCAATGGTCACGCCCGGCTGCTATCTGGTGGTCGAGGACGGTCTCGCGGACCTGGTTGCCCCGAAGTTGGCCCGCCGGCTCGGCTGCCGCATCCCCGAGGAGGGTGGGCCGCTGCGTGCGATCGAGGCGAGCACGCTCACGATCGACCCGACGTTCGAGCGTGACCTGGATATCGAGGCCATGACGCCGGTGTCGCACAACCCGGCCGGGTGGTGGCGTCGGGTGGCGCCGTGAGGCTGCTGCTGCTGGGCACACCCGACTACGGCCGGGACTGCTGGCATGACGACCTGGCCGACGAGGCTGCGGTGCTCGGCTGGAAGGTCGACTACATTGCCGTCCGTGACCGGCCGGCCGATGATGTGGTGCGGCAGGCCAAGGGTGCGGATCTGCTGATCTGGGCACGCACCCACTGGCATTCCCCGGCCGGGGACGTGGACGGCATGCTCCGGCGGATCGAGGACGCGGGCACTGCCACAGTCGGGCTGCACCTGGACTTGTACTGGGGTGTGCCCAGCCGGGAACAGAAGATCGGGAATCATCCGTGGTGGACCTGCCAGTGGGTGTACACGGCCGATGGTGGGCCGCGGCCGTGGCACACCAGGGGTGTCAACCACCGGTGGTGCCCACCCGCGTTGGGCGGTAGGCATCTGGGCCGAGCCAAGCCTGAGGGTGAGGCCCGGTACGTGTTCACCGGCGGGGCGATGCCTGTGCACGGCGAACATCGGCTGCAGTTGTTGGCGTGGGCGCATGCCCGCTGGGGTGACCGGTTCGCCGTCTACGGCGAACCACCGGAGACCGCCGTCTACGGCCGGCGGCTGTCCGGCGTCGTGTCGTACGCGGACGTGGTGCTGGGGGATTCGGCGCCGGCCGCCTGCTACTGGTCGGACCGGGTGGTGCGGATCTTGGGCCGTGGTGGGGTGTTGACGCATCCGCGGGTGGCCGGCATGGCCGAGCAGGGGTTCACCGACGAGACGCTGGTGAGCTTCAACCGGCACGACTTCGCCAGGCTCGGGTCACGGCTGGATTCGTTGACCAGACGGCAGCGGACGACCATCCGCGACGCTGCGGTGTCCTTGGTCGAGTCGCGGCATCTGTGGCGGCACCGGCTCCAGGCGATCGCCCAGGAGGTGGGCTGTGGCTGACCTGCTGGTGGTCGTTCCGACGCGGGGGCGCCCCGGGAACATAACCCGGATGATCCAGGCGTTCGACGGGACCATCGCCTGGGCCGATGCGGATCTGGCAGTGGTCTACGACGCCGACGACCCGGCCCGGGGCGAGTACCGGCGCATCGCTGAGCAGGCCGGGGTTGCAGGCCACGGCGTGTGGCAGGTTGAGGTGTCCGACTGGCAGCCGATGGTCCGCAAGCTGGAGGATGCCGCCGACCAGTTGGCCGCCGGGTACACCGCGGTCGGGTTCATGGGTGACGATCACGCACCGCGGACGGTCGGCTGGGCCAAGGCCTACCTCGAGGCGCTGGCCGAGCTCGGCACCGGGGTGGTGTTCGGCGACGACCTGCACCGCGGGCAGAAGCTGTGCACACAGTGGGCGATGACCACTGACATTGTGGCCGCGCTCGGCCGGATGATCCCAGCCGACGTCGACCATCTGTACTCGGACACGTCGGTGATGGACTTGGCCCGGGAGGCGGGCTGCCTCCGCTACCTGCCGGACGTGGTGGTCGAGCACATGCATTACGTGGTCGGTAAGGCGCCGGAGGACGCCGGCTACCAGCGGGCCAACTCGCCGGAGCGGTACGCCAGCGACGGCGCCCGGTACAAGCGGTGGAAGGACACGCAGATGGCCGCCGACGTGGCCAAGGTGCGCAAGCTGCGAGGGGTGAAGGGCAGCGCAAGGCGTCCGGCACATGGGCCGCTGCGGTAATGGGCCGCCCTCACGGAATCCCGAAGTCGCCGTACCGCCGGCCGTATTTTTCGCAGGTTCAGCGCATGGCTGTCTTCGAGCGTGCTAGGTGGATCTGTGGGATCTGCCATCGCAAGGTTTCGCGTCGGTATCGGTGGCCGCACCCGAGGTCGGCGGTCGTGGATCACGTAGTCCCTTGGTCGGCCGGACCCGAGAGCGGGGGCGTTCACGCTCCGCATAACTGGCAGTGCGCACACGCCGAATGCAACGTGCGAAAGCGGGATCTCTTCTCGCAGCCCATGCTGTTCTGATTCGCGGCGAAGGAGGGCTCGTGAGGGTCGTTATCGCCTGCGCCGGTTCGGGCACCAAGTGGGGCAACTACCTGGGTGTGCCACGGCATCTGGCACCGGTCGGCGGGGAACCGCTGCTGCACCGAACCACCAGGCAAGCACTGGCCGTTTCGCACGACGTGCACATCGCCTCGTTGGACGACGACCGGTACCTGCTGGCCGGCACCACCCGGCACGTGATCCGCGGGCAGCACGTCAACGAGTACGCGTCGACCCGACATCTGTGGTCCACCTACGGGCGGACGTTGCTGCTGTACGGGGACGTGTACTACACCGACGCGGCGATCGGGACCATCAGCGGGTACGGCGGGCCGCTGTGGCGCATGTTCGGCCGGGCGGGCCCGTCGAGCATCACCGGGTCCCGGTGGGGTGAGATTTTCGCCGGATCCTGGCTGCCGAGGCACCACGGCATGCTCGACGACCACATGCACAAGGTGGCGTTGGCCTACGCGGCTGGGCATTCCCGCCGGTTCACCGCGTGGGAGTTGCTGAGGTCGATCCAGCGGACGCCGTTGAACGAGCACATGGTGAACCCGACCTGGTTCACTGACATCGACGACGAGACCGACGACTTTGACACCCCCGGCGACTACGACCGGCATCCGGCCACGGCCGGGCGGGTGGTGGTCGGCGGTGGCTGACGGGGTGCGGATCCAGCCGCAGCCGGCCCGGATCGCAGCCGAGGGCATCGGCTCGGTGGCCAACCGGTTGTTCATCGTCCGCGACCAGTCACGCCCGATGCCGCCGAATCCGCACCGGCAGGCCTGCCAGGTGTGTGGCCATCCGCACCAGTGCAAGACGTACCACCTGCAGCTCGACGGCGAGGGCACGGTCATCGTGTCGACCACCATCTGGTCGCACATGCGGAAGTTGTTCGACCACGGCGGGTTCGAGGCGGTCAACGTTGTGGCTGAACCGCCGGCCCAAGGGCTGGTGTTGCCATCGGCCAAGGTGCGCGCGACACCCGCGCAAATGTGAGGAGATTCAATGAGCACGATCATCCACACCAACTGGCTCCAGCTGATGCTCGGCGCTGGCAATCACACTCTGCCCGACTTCGACACTGATGACATCGAGGCCGCCCTGCTCGACGCCACGGATGTTCCCGGCGGCGCGGTCGACGGTGCCACCGACGAGGATTATGCGGATGTCTCTGCCGGCCTGATCGTTGCCGGCGCGCAGGCGGATGTCCCTGGGGGTACCGCTTCTGGTGGGGTGGTGACCCTCTCGGGTGCGCTCACATTCTCGGCGATCACAGGTGATGGGGCCGACTACCTGACGGTGTTCAAGAACAGCGGCACGGAAAGCACGTCCCCGCTGATGATCACCTGGGACTCCGCCTCAACAGGGCTACCAGTGACACCCAACGGTGGGGACATCACCGCCACCTGGGGATCGAACATCCTCGTCACCCTCGCCTGAGGGATGCACGTCCGTCTGATGGAGGGAATGACATGGCTGCCGGGTTCGCTGCACTGCTCACCAAGGACCAGATCAACCAGACGATCGGCCGGCTCGCGGTAACGCTGCGCGAGACGTTCGCTGACATCGCCCAGTTCAGCGCCTGGCACGCTGGTGTGGGCGGTGCTGGGCTGGAGGCCACGTACGGCTTCACGACGGGCGATGCTGCCACCGTTGGCTCGGCCATCACCGACTTCAAGCAGTTGGAGCAGATTTACCTGGGCCTTGCGGCGCTCGCGTCGGCGAAGGACTTCAGGGCGTTCTCCGATGACGTCGAGGGTCTCCGGTAGGGCTTGACCCGTGTCGATCGTCGTCCGCCGGCTCGGCAACGCCGACGACATCACGTTCTCCACCGGGCTCGGCGGGGTCGACGCGACGACCTACGGCACGATCGCGGTCCTGTTCCGCCCGTCGGCCGACCCGGTTTTCCGCTGGTTGGTGAAGCTGTACGACTCGGCCGGCGGGGACCTCGGTGGCGTCGGAATCCTCGGCAACGGCACCACCTTCTGGAAGGGCTCGGGTCCGTACGCCACGGAGGGGCCGATTGTCACTTTCGACGACTGGCACCTGCTAGTCGCGCGGAAGGACACGGGCGATGTGCGTCCCCGGTTCAGCCTCAAGAATGTTACGACTGGTATATGGGAACATGACGATGCCGTCGACACCCAACTGGACTGGGTGGCGCCCACAGGTGGCAGCATCCGGACGAAGGACGCGACGTCCGGTGAGGGTCCCGGTGCGGACTATGCCGCCGCGGCGATCTGGGCAAATGAGCTTCCCTGGGCAGCCGACACGTTCGGCGACGCGGCGATCGAGGCGGCCAACCTCGACGAGCATCTGGACAACTGGCGGGACGCCGGCCCGGCGTCCGGGTGGGAGTTTTCCCAGACCGACGCCGACTTCATGGTCGAAGACTTCACGCTCAACCGGGCTGATGAGACCAGTGTCGGTGTGGGTACCCCAACCACCGACATCGACCTTGACTTCGTTTACGCAGACGCCGGCATTCTCGCCCTGTCGCGGAATTTCCTGCGTGACACCCAGAACGAGCCGGGTGCTACCGGGATCATCCGGGACCTGTCAGAAACGCAGGGCACCCCGACCACAATCGGGTCGGGCAGCGTCAGCTCCGGCAGCTTCGTCAAGGTGCTGGAGTTCTGGCGGGTCGTCGACGCGACGGTGGACGCCAGCGTGGCAATCGACACGTCCATTTCCATGGCGGCAGTGTCCGCGGCCACATTGCGGTACCAGTGGATAGTCCACCGGTACAACAGCTCCGACGTCCTTCAGGAAAGCTCCACGGCCTCATCCGAGCACAACACCACCGGTGTGAAAACGCAGACTATGGTGTTGGCCGGTCCGTTCGTCGCCGGCGACAAACTCGCGGTGTCGCTGTGGCTGAAGAAGGCGGGCGGCGGCGGCTCCCGCAGCTTCACGCTGGACATCAACAGTGCTGACTCGTGGGTGGAGTTCTCGGTTGCGGAAGTTCCGCCGTTGGAGATCACTCCGGCCGCGGTAACAGTCGACGTCACCCCAGGCACGTTGACCATCACCAGCACGGTCGGCCTCACTCCCGCACCGGTGACCGTCACGGCCACCCCTGGCACGGCGACGATCACCACCACGGCAGCGATCACCCCGGCCCCGGTCACAGTGACAGCCACCCCGGGCACGGTCGAGGTGGCCGCCGCGAGCGGCAGCCAACCGGTCACACCAGCCCCGGTAACGGTGACCTCCACCGCGGGCACGCTGACCGTCACCACCGGTGCGGTCGACGTCATACCCGACCCGGTGACCGTCACCGCCACAGCGGGCACCACGGTCGTGACAACCGGCGCGGTCGACATCATCCCGGCCGAGGTCACCGTCACGGCCACTCCAGGGACATTGACGCTGACCGCCCCAGGCCAGGACATCACCCCGGATCCGGCCACCGTGACCGTGGCTGGTGGGACTCTCACCGTCGGCCAAGGCCTCACCGTCTTCCCGGCCACAATCACCGTCACAGCCAGCCCAGGCGCCTTGACGATGACCACCGGGGCTGTGGACATCATCCCGGCCGTAGTGAGCATCACCGCAACACCAGGCACCGTTTCGGTGGGTCCCGCGGTGACGCTGGTCGGCGCCAACGTCGACGTTGACCCCGGCACGCTGACGATCACTGCCGGCCCTGTGGACATCATCCCGGCTGCGGTGAGTATCACCACCAGCCCTGGGCTGGTGGTCCTCGCGATTCTCGCCCTCGAATTGGACCTGGGCAGCGTGAGCATCGCCGTCACCGCCGGCACTTTGACCGTTGCCACTGACGAGATCATCCCGGGCACCCTGGTTGCTACCGCACCACGCAGCGGCTTGGTTGCTACTGCGCCAACCGCCACCATGGGAGGGAGGTGACCCGATGCCGGACGTCGGCGACACCGCAACCGCCACCCTGACCGTCACCCCGTTCGACGAGACCACCGACGCTGCACTACACGTCGTCGCACCTGATGCCACCTTCGACGACCCCACCCCGGCCACGGCCGACAGCGGTGCCACGTGGACGGCTGCGGTCACCTACGACCAGGCCGGTTGGTGGCTACTCACCTGGACGGTCACCGGCACCGGCGCCGGGGTCGAACACCAGAAGGTCCTGGTCACCGCCACCCCGGGCGCACCCCCGTACCTGCCGGTGTACACCAGCCTGGAGTTGGTCAAAGAGTCGCTCAACGAACCAACCGGCCGGGATGCGCTGCTCCAGGAGAAGATCGTGTCCGCGTCCCGTTCGATCGACGTCCACACCGGCCGCCGGTTCTACCTGGACGCCACGACCAGCGCGCGGATTCTCAACCCGCGGCGCCGGGTCGTCGCCGACCGGGAAGGCGAACGGCTGCTCGTCGACGACATAGGAACCACCGTCGGGCTGATCGTCGAGGTGGGGTCGACCGCCAACGGTTGGACCGCGGTCACTACCTCGGTCGAGGCCGAGCCCACCGATGCGCTGGTGAAGCTCGAGCCGGTCACGTCGCTGCTGCACATGTCGGGGTCGTTCCTGTCCGGGCCGCGGGTGCGGGTCACCGCCAAGTGGGGTTGGCCGGCCATCCCGCAGGTGATTCGTGAGGCGACGCTGATCCAGGCTCTGCGGTTGTACAAGCGGAAGGACAGCCCTGAGGGTGTGCTCGGGTCGGCCGAGTGGGGCACGGTGCGCGTGTCGCGGCTGGATCCGGACGTGGCCAAACTGGTCGAGTCGCTGGTCCTCCCAGGGTTCGGCTGACCGGTGGACCTCAACGGGATCTGCGTAGCTATCGCCGCCGCAGCCGGCAACGCCGTGTCCACGCCGCCGCTGAAAGCTACCGGGTACGTTCCGGATGCGATCACCGAGCCGCATTTCTTCGTTGCCGAACCGGCCGTCGATTACAACAAGACGTTCGGGAAGACGGCCGAGATCGAGTTGACCTGCCGGCTGCTGGTCAGCCGCTCCGACGACCAGACGTCGCAGCGGATTCTGCGGGCATACTGCTCGACCGGCAACGCCGAGTCGGTCAAGGACGCGATCGAAGCCGCGCGTGGTGGACCCGGCCAGGCGGCGCTTGGTGGGCTCGCAGACGACCTGTGGGTGCGGCGGGTGGAAAAGCCCCGCTGGTATGAGCATGCCGACACCAAGTACATCGGTGTGGAAATTCAGATCAAGGTGGTGGAGTGATGGGCATCCTCGTCCTGCTCGACACGCGGCTGTTCGTCGGCGCGGCGGACCTGTCCGGCCACTCCAACAAGGTGGAGATCGACGACACGATCGAGGACAAAGAGGTCACCAATTTCCGCTCCGGCGGAGCCAAGGAAGTCCTTGGCGGGCTGGAAACGGTCAGCATCAACGCTGAGGGCCAATGGGAGGCCGGCGACCCGGGCAAGATCGACGACCAGGCGTGGGCTGACCGGCGGGTTCTCGAAGCGTGGACCGCGGGTGCAGAGTCGGCATCCGACACCGGCGTCGGCTCGGTCGCCTACCTCACCAAAGCGCTACGTTCGTCGATCAAACTGTTCGCCGCGGTCGGGGACGTCGCGCCGTGGTCGGCGAAGGCCACCGGCACGTGGCCACTGGTCCGCGGCGAGTTCGCCCACCCGTCCGGAGTGGCCCGCACCACCACAGGATCCGGCACCGCGCTGCAACTCGGCGCGGTCGCCGCCGGTGAGCGGCTTTACGCCAGCCTGCACGTGCTATCGGTGTCCGGCACGCTGAGCCCCACGTTTACGGCGACTGTCCAATCAGACTCGGCGGAGGCGTTCAACGTCACCCCGGCAACCCAACTCACGTTCGCCGCCGCTACCGCTGCGGGCGGTCAGATCCTGCGTACCGACGGGTCGGCGATCGCCGACGACTGGTGGCGGGTTGGGTGGACCATTTCCGGCACTGACCCGTCGTTCTTGTTCGTGGCCGCGTTCGGCATCGAGTAGAGGAGTAGGAAGATGGCCAAGAAGGTGCTGCTCGACGCCGTGTTGAGCATCAACAGCAACAACCTACAGCAGTGGTGCGCCAAGGTCGAAGTCGTCGACGACTTCGAGGAGAAAGACACCACCACGTTCGCGTCCGGCGGTGCCAAGGAGGTACTTGGCGGGCTGGAGTCCGGCAACGTCGGCATCAGCTTCAAGAACTCGCACACCGTCGCCGAGTTGGACGCGATCATGTGGGCGTTGCGCCGGCAGGTGGTGCCGTTCACCGTCCGGGCCGACGAGGCTGTGGTGAGCAGCTCCAACCCGCAATACTCCGGGTCGATTCTGATCAACAAGTGGATGCCGATCGCCGGCAGCGTCGGTGACGTCAACGAGTTCGACGTCACCTACCCGCTGTCGGGCGTCTTGGTCCGGGCCACGAGCACCGCCTGATGCCGATCGAGCTGACGGCCGACCAGGAGTCGCTACGCAACGTCGGCCGAGCCTTGAAACAGGAGGCCGACGGCAAGAAGCTCAAAAAGGAACTGGCGGCCAACCTCAAGGCGATCCTCGAGCCGGTCGCCGAGCAGGCCCGGTCGAACCTGATGAGCATCGGCACCGCCGGCCTGGCCCACGGCGGGTCGCCGCTGCGGACCACCGTGGCATCGCAGATGAAACCGGCCGTTCGGTTCTCCGGCCGGCAGACCGGTGTGGCGTTGCGGGTGCGGCGCAGGAACATGCCGCGCGGGTTTACCAACGCGCCGAAGGCGTTGAGTACGCCGAAGGGTTGGCGTCATCCGGTGTTCGGCGCCGACCAGTGGGTGCAGCAGGTGGCCGTGCCATCGGAGTGGTTCGACCGGGCGGCCCGTGCCGGGCATCAGCCTGCCAAACAGGCTGTGCACGACGCCGTCGAGTCGATGGCGCAACGCATCGCCGACCGAGCCAAGTAGGGAGCCGTCGTGTACCTCGTGTACCAGCCTGAGGGCGAGTCGGAGCCGCAACGGTGGCAGTACAACCCGCGCAAGTTGCGCGCCACCGAGCGGGAAATGCTGGAGCGGCGCACCGACCTCAACTTCTCCGAGTTCACCGGCAAAGTGTTGCAGGGCTCGTCGCTGTGCCGGCGTGCCCTGCTGTTCCTGTTCCTACGCCGGCAGCATCCGCGGATCAAGTGGGAGGATGTTGACTTCGCGTGGGACGAGCTCCGGCTGGAGTATTCCAAGCAGGAGCTGACCCAGATGCGCGAGAAGGTCGCCGACACCCTGTCCGGCCGCGAGTTGGAAGCGGCGCTCCTGCAGGTCGACGCCGAGATCGTCGCCGCGTACGACGACTCGGACTCGGAGGGAAAAGCGCAGCTGCCGATCGCAGAATGAGATCGCTCGGTAACGCGGCACATCTGCTCGGGATACGACCATGGGAGTGGGAGCTACTCACCGTCGACGAAGCCGACCAGCTGCTGAGCTGGCTGGACCGGTATGAGGCTGAGATGAAGAAGGTGGGGTGAGCATTCCGTGGCGTCGGATGTGAGCCTCATTTTCAACTTGTTGGCCCGCGATAAGGCTTCCGGGGCGATCGGCAAGGTTGAGAAGAACGTCGGCCGGATGGGCGTGGCCATCGTCGGCATGGGTGTAGCCGCCGGCGCTGGGCTGATCGCCGTCGGCGACACGATGGATGAGGTGTTCGACACCATCCGGGTGGGCACCGGTGCCACTGGCCCACAACTGGCCGGCCTCGAGCAGAGCTTCAAGAACGTGGCCGGCACCGTCTCTGCCGACCTGACCGAAACCGGGTCGGTGCTCGCCGACTTCAACACCATGGCCGGCGCGACCGGCACCGACTTGGAGGCGCTGACCAGGACGTTCCTCAACCTGGAGAAGATCACCGGCGAAGACTTGGACGTGGAGAACGTCACCCGACTCTTTGGCGACTGGGATGTGGCCACCAAGGACCAGGCGTCGACGATGGACGACCTGTTCCGGGTCTCGCAGACCACCGGCATCGGCATCGGCGACCTGTCCACCAAGGTGGTCCAGTTCGGTGCGCCGTTGCGGAACATGGGGTTCACCCTCGACGAGTCGGTTGCGTTGTTCGGGAAGTGGCAGAAGGAAGGCGTCAACACCGAAACGGTGATGGCCGGGCTGCGTAAGGCGTCCGGCACGTGGGCCAAGGAAGGTCTCGACCTGCCGGACACGCTCCAGAAGACGATCAAGGCGATCAAGGGTGCGGGTTCGGAGGCGGAGGCGCAGCAGATCGCGTTGGAGAACTTCGGTGCGAAGGCCGGGCCGGACATGGCCGCTGCCATCCTGGAGGGTCGGTTCGAGATCGACGAGCTGATGGCCACGCTGGGCGGTAACACCGACACGATCAACGGCCTGGCCGACGAGACCGACGACTGGAAGGAGAAGTTGGCCAAGCTGAAGAACGAAGGCTTGGTGGCGATCGAGCCGATCGCGTCGGCGGTGTTCGACCTGCTTGGCCGGGGGGTGCCGATTCTCAAGTCGGTCGGCCAGTGGATGAGCGCCAACACGGGCACTGTGAAGGCGTTGGGTATTGCTCTGGCCGTCATCGCGGGGACCATCCTTGCTGTGAATGCCGGGCTGATGATCTATCACGGAGTGATGTCCGTGGTGAAGGCTGCCACGGTCGTGTGGACTGTGGTGCAGTGGCTGCTGAATGTCGCCCTGACCGCGAACCCGATCGGTTTGATCATTGTGGCGATCGCTGCGTTGATCGCCATCGTCGTACTGATCGCCACCAAGACTGACTGGTTTCAGAAGCTGTGGGGCTGGGCGTGGGGCGGGATCAAGGCGGCGGCGCTGTTCGTGTGGAACTGGATCAAGAACACGCTTTGGCCGGGTATCCAGTCGGTGTGGAATGGGATCGTGGCCGGCGCGAAGATGGTCTGGCGCGGCATCCAGTTGTACTTCGGGTTCTGGAAGGGGCTGTTCACCACGGTGGTCGGATGGGCGATTGGCGTGAAGGACCGGGTGGTCAACGGGTTCAACAAGGTGGTCAGCTTCGTGAAGGGTCTGCCTGCGCGGATCAGAAGTGCCGCATCCGGCATGTGGAACGGGATCAAGGACAGCTTCCGAGCCGCCGTCAACTGGCTGATCGGCAAGTGGAACAACTTCCAACTCACCCTCGGTGGCGGTTCGGTGATGGGCATCAACATCCCGTCGATCACCCTGTCCACACCCAACATTCCGTACCTGGCCGCGGGTGGGATTGTGACCCGGCCGACGTTGGCCGTGCTCGGCGAGCGTGGGCCGGAGGCTGTGGTGCCGCTGTCACGCGGTGGTGGCGGGTCGCAGCACATCATCTTCGACTTCCGCGGCGTGCGGGGCAACCGGCAGCTGGAGCAGTTCGTCGAGGACTTCCGGGCGGCGGTCCGCACCAAGCCAGGCTTCCGGGCGGAGGTTCGGGCGGCGTGAGTGTGGACATCTGGGCGTACGATGAGGGCACCAACTCGTCCAGGGAGTTGATGCCCGATGCATCGTATCTTGTCCGCCGTGGCGGCTCTGCTGCTGGCTGGCGCGCTGTCCGGTTCGGCCGCACCGGGGTGTGCCGTGGCTGGTGAGTTGGTCCAAGCGCAGGTGTCG